TTCACGAAGGTCTGAACCCAATCAGCATATTTCATGTTGGCGGGAACATAGTACACATCCCCATCAGCGTTCCGGGCGGCTCTTTCACCGGCATACTTGGGATCAATGGCCGGGGCCGTAGTTCCTCGACAGTTGGGGTGGAAGGGTGGCACGGTCACGCCGGGTTCATATTGGGAAATAGGGATCACCTTACCATCAAGCCCACCACAAATGGAACAGGTATGGGAATCCAGCGTTTCAATGATTTCCACCATTTCAACATCCAAATCCTTATAACATTCCTTGGTGGCAACGGCGTTGAAATAGGTGGTTTCGGTGTTGACCAACCGCCCCGCCTTATACCGATGAACCCCGAACTGCTTTTGGATAGCCGTGGTGATCTTGGCCGGGGAATCTCCCCGAAGAAGCCCTTGCGTTAGGCTCTTACTGACCGAACCAACCAGATCATTCTTGTTCAACCAACAGCGATCCCGGAAGGTTCGTCCGTCCGTTGTCCAAGGCTTTGAAAGCAAGGTTTCAAGTTTCTTTTGATCCAGCCCGGTAATATCCCAACCAAGGCCCACGCCCTTCTGAACCTCAAAGGCCGTATGGGTGTAACCATTGCCCACAACCTTCTTCAACAGGGCATCCAGACTATCAACCTGATTGCCATACAGCAATTCAAGCTGTTGTTGAATACCTGTCTGAACAGCTTCAAGGCGGGAAATGTGGAACCGGGTGGACGCATTTTCCAGCTTCTTCAGCCATGCCGCATCCAACCCGGCCTGTTCACCGATCTTGATATACTGTTCAACGCTCCAATGAAATTCTTCAAGCTGTCCAGCGGTCAGCCATTTCCGGGCATCGGTCAGGCTGATTTGGTTGTTCACCGCAAAACGGGCATACCAGCTTTCAATTTCCTTCTGAACGGAACGCTGTGCATCCAGATACAGTTCTTCCATGTCCTGAATGGTCTTTTGGGCTTCTCTGTGGGCGCTGTCCTCCAAGATGGAAAACCGCCCACGCCAATAATCCGCATTTCTCATGGGCCGTTCCTCCAATCCTGAAAAATGGTGCTGAAGGTGGGATTTGAACCCACACGCCTTGCGGCAACGGATTTTGAATCCGCCGTGTCTGCCTATTCCATCCACTTCAGCAAATAAGACTTCCCCATCAGGGCTGAAGGCCCCGCAAGCATTTTCAGCCAAGTCCAACAGGGAAGCATGGTAGCCCGTGCCGGGATCGAACCGGCGTTACCGCCGTGAAAGGGCGGTGTCTTAACCACTTGACCAACGGGCCATGATGGGCCGGGGAAGGGAATTTCACCCTTTGGCGGGTAGGAGTAATAGCACCCCGCCACACTCAATGTCTGCCCCGGCATATATTGTGAAACGGCGGGGGTTATTCGCCCCCACCATTATCACCTTGGTTTTGGTTGCTGGTCTGGAAGGCCCCGGCGTATTCCTGCGCCTGTTCCATAGCTTCTTCCTTTTCCTTCCTCAACCGGGCCAATTCCACTTCAACATCCGTAACCCACGGGTGCTGTTCCACAATGGTTTCCGTGGACAGAATACCAACGGACTTGGAACAGTTTTCAATGGATTCCGTTTCATTGATCAGAATGTCACGGTTGAACACGATCTGAAGTTCAGCGCCTTCATAATCGCCCAAGCCCCGGTTGCTGAAATCCTGATTGATGAACCACAACAGTTCTTCAAAGGCCGCTTGGAACTCGGTTTCCATGCCATTTGCATCAAGGTCAATGTCAGAATACATGGATTGAATGTTCATCTGATTGGGGTTGCCACTCAAACGATCATCCTTAGCATCGTAGCCACGGGCATTTTCAATCAAGGACTTCTTCAGAAGTTCCAAAATGCCCTTGTAGTTCTCTGCATTGATTTCAACCTGAAGGGTTTCAACCCCACCATCCTCACGAACCTTTACGGCTCCATAGGTAGAAAGGTTGTGGCGGAACTCACCAAGGTTTTCACCGTCATAGTTCTTCAGAACCAGAATGGTGTTCCGTGCGTCCTCTTGCATATTGTTTTCAAAGTCGGAAATCATGGTGTTGATTCCATCCTGAAGGGTTTTCACACGGCGGATCAGGGGGATTTCCTGTTTGTTATACTTGAAGGGAACCAGCGGAATCCTTGTCCAGTTGAACCCCTTGGGTTCTTGGCCTTCTTCCTCAACCATGAAATAGTTTTCGTGTTCACCGGCTTCCACATCGGCAATCAGCATATCATTCTGATAGATATACCGGTAAATGCCATCGGCTTTGAAGATTTCCACCTTCTCAACCTTTTCCTTCTGGTAGCCGTTCCACACTTCTTGGGTGTAGTAACGAATCGCACAATCAAGGATGGTGTGATCATCGTCAGCCCAAAAAGGGAGAATGTCATAGGCCGGGAAATGCTTGAAGGACAATTCACCAGCTTCATTGTAGTAAGGATAAAGCCAGCCAAGGCCACCGTTCAGGGCATCTTCACAGACATATTTCAGAAGCCGGTAAAACCGTTTGTTGAAAACCTTGCCCAAAGCATCCGTGTAACCCTTATCCTGACAGTTCAGGGTGAAGGGCTTGCCCACAAGGTAGTTGGTTTTCTGATCCACCATCAGGGCATATTGGTTATCAATCAGGCGGTTGTTCGGAAGGTTCGTCACAACCTGAAGCTGACCATTTTCACCAATAATTGTGCGCTGACGCTGAAGAATGTCATGCTGTCCTTCATAGTACAGATCACCCATGACCTGATCCTTGCGGCGCTGACTATTCTTCCATTCCTTGATTTCAGCGGCGAAGAACTGATTTTCAGTCATGCCGGTTCGCCCACCCTGAAGGATCAGGCGGTTGATACGCTCCATAGCGTTATCCAGAAACATATTCACTTACCGCCTTTCTTCATTGCTTAATAAATGCAATCCCCCGGAATCACACGATTTCCGGGGGATTTTGTTACTATCATGTTGTTAATCGAAGCTGAAGGCGGGGCCAACCAACATATCTTCCAACCCGTAACGCATAGCGTCCATAAGGTGGTTGAAATCATCAATGGGAACATTGATCTTGGCCCCAAACTTATCTTCTGCCCATGTGTAGTTTGAAATCTCTGTGATGAAGTTCACGCATCGGGGATGAACAATGATGGTGTAACCCTGAATGTACTGGATTCCGTTGTTCACGCTGTCCTTGCCCTTCCGGGCGGCTCTGATACGATGAAGGCCAGCATCCCGCAATTCGTCAATGCTCTTGGGTTCGGCACAATCGGCCTTGATCCGTTCCTTGCCGTAACCCATGCCGGTGATCCGGTCACAGATTGCCCGGTTCGTCAGGGCCTTTTCATACAGTTCATCAAAAACCCAAATGGTTCTTTCCTTCTCACTCACCAGCCCACAGAACAGGGCCGTAGGATCGTTGGTATAACCGAAGTCAAGGCCGAAGGCGCTTTTCACATCAGGCTTCTTGGAAATAGCCAGATAGTCAAAGGCTTCTTCCCGCCAATTATCGAAAATCAGGCCATCCACAATGCCCCAACCCCCAAGGCCAGCCACCTTGTAGCGGCGGGGGTTGTTTTCCTTCATGGTGTTGAACACCTTCAAATCCGCCGTGTCCAGCCATTCATTACACAGGTAATTAGTGGTTGTGGCGTAAATCTGCCCATCCGGGCTGATCCAGCTATCATGGAACTTGTATGTGGGGTTCCCTTGGGCATCCTTGCCGGTGACTTCACCGAAGAAGCGTTTTCTGATCCAATGCTTTTCGTTCCACGGGTTGAATGTCAGCGTGATTTGCTTGAACAGGCCGGTTTCTTCCGGGATAGCACCACGGATGGATTCATCCAGCATATCAAAATCAGCTTCATTCATGATTTCGTATGCTTCTTCAATCCAGCACCAGCACAGATAGCCGATTTCAACCGTAATTGAAGTGACCTTCAGGGGATCATCAAGGCCCCGGAAGTAAATCTTCTGACCGGTGGGAATGTAGGTCATTTCAAGGGGGCTTTCTTTGATTTCCCAATAGGCCGCAACGCCAAGGCGGTTGATTGCCCATTTCAGTTCGGTGAAACAGGAATCTTTCAAGGTTCTGAACACCTTGCGAACCACAAGCGTATTGGCTTCAGGGTATTGCATCATCCGTTTGATGATGTTCAGGGCCGTGGTCTTGGATTTCTTGGAAGCACGGCTTCCCTTACACACCCGGTAACGGCCTTTGAAGTTCCAGAAAGTTCCATAACCCTTGCCAACCACTTCAGGAAGGTGAACCCGCTTGGCCTGTGGGCTAATCTTCAAGTTGATCATCCCCCGTGATAATCACCGGAACGGCCCCTTCCACACCTACCTTGTCCGTGAACATACCATAACGCTTGCCGATCAGTTCAGCGGCCTTCAGCCTTTCCTTGGCTCCAACCTCTTTCTGTGTCAACTCTTGGCAACCGTCACCGCACAGGATCGGGATTTCTTCAGTATGTTCACCCCGCATTACCGAAGTCAGGTATTTCATGACTTCTTCAGCATCAGCGATCTTGGCCGAATGAAGTTTTTCAAGTTCGGTTTCGATGTACGCTTTCAAGTCAGGTTTTGCAAGGTTTTCAGAACCCGTCTGCTTTGCGGTCTTGGGCGAATACCCCGCCTTGATTGCCGCATCCGTAGCATTGCCGCTGATCAGGTATTCATCACAGAACTTCCGCTGTCTTGGTGTCACAGGTATTCACCCCTTTCATCAGGCATAGAAAAAGCGCCCCGGTTTCCCGTAGGCGCAATTTCTTATTTACTATTCTACCGATTCTTTACTCTGTTTGGAACCGGTGGCACTCTGGTTTTCTCGGTTGTTTAGAAAGTCGCTGTTTGCCTTGGCAAAAGCAAGTAAACCCTTTCCGTGAAGTTCAAAAACCCATTGCATAGAATAATTCAGTTCTTCAGAAATATCTTCCCATTTTTTCAACTGAATATAGCGCCCGATCAGAATATTTTGCTGATCAAGGTCAGGAATCCGGTTGATCATGGTGAACGCTTCCTGTTTCATGCTCACAAGTTCATCAATCCGGGCATTGATCTTGGCTTCAAGATCAATAATCTTGGTGATGGTTTCTTCAAGGGTATTCTTGGGGCCTGAAGTCTGAACCTTGTCCTGTTTCAGTTGGCTTCCGGTAGAAGTCAAGCTGGAACGCAAGGTTGCAATGGTGCTATCAAGCCGATGGATCAAACGATCCGTTTTCCTGATTTGGGCAAAGTATTCTTTAGCCTGTTGGGAAAGGTCTTTGTCATTCACTATGTAACACATCCTTTCTGCGGTGGTCTGTTCCGTTTTCATTGCATCTGTACCGTTAATAAATGCTGAAAAATCAAGTGGTTTCAGGACTTTGGAACGCATGGAACAGATAAAACGGGCAGTTCCTTATATACACATTTCTTATATATTTTTTTCTTAATAAGAAGAAAGTATATTTACATCTGTTCCATCTGTTCCGTTCCCTGAAAACAACTGAAAAAGTCTTGAAAATCAAGGGTTTTGTGCGGAACAGATATAGAAAAAACATCTATTCCATACCTGTTCCACACGCTGTTCCAACCCCTACTGAAGAAGCACCTGTTCAGGCGTTCCGGGTGTTCCACTTCTCCAACTGCTCACCTCTCAACGCCAACGCTTCCAAGAAGCAACCATTCTTAGGGTGAACATAAAAGGTTCTGAACGGAATATCCGCATATTTCTTTGCAAGCGGGTTCAGCCGGTTTTCCTGAACCAAATCAGCCCCGCAAAAAGGACACGGTTTATTTTTCATCGTGCTTCACTCCCGTTCCTGCAATTTCAATGGCTACCGCCATACCCTTGAAATCACATTCATCACCTTCAACTTCCAAGGTGTCACCGTCAGCATTTTTCAGAACAGCGGTATAAACTTCATTTTCTTCATCATAGCTGAACTGACAATCGTTTTCAGAATAGCGGTCAATATCTTCTTGGTTGTCACACTCCAAGAAGGTGAAATCCAGCAATTCAGCACCTTTGCAGTTGCCGCCGATTCCAAAGGAAACATGGCCGATATAATCCCATTGCATGAAAGTCACCCGGATTGTATGGACACCATGAAAATTAGGGTCATAAGAACTGATCATTTGCATTCCCTCCCGGTCTTACGGTCTTTGATTTCAATGCGGTTCAGAAGTTCAAACCCCGCCAAACGGGTGATGTACTTCAGGACGAAGATCAGGGTGTTCACCCGCTTCTGCTGTTCATCCTCGTCACGAATGATGTTCTTTGTGCCGTGGTAGGCTGTCGGATCGTGATACCCTTCAGCATTTTCCCAAGGTTTAGGCATCGGTTTTCCCTCCTTCTTCTCTGTACCATTCTTCAATGTCACACCCAATGTCCTTCAACCTCCCAATTCATTCCGGTGCTGTGACCGGTAAGGATCGAACCCTTCAGGGTAACGCTGTTCCAGCTTTTTCAAGTTTTCTTCCATGACCGTATCAAGGTCAGAACCAATGGCATCACACAGAACGGCCAAATACCAAGCCACATCACCAAGTTCTTCAATCATGTGGCGCTTGTCCAGTTCATGGCCGTGGAAGAAATGTTTCTTCACCTGTTCGGCCACTTCACCGGCTTCACCGCAAAGGCCCAAGGCACATTCCAGCTTCAGCCGATCCATGTTGGAACGGTCAGCGGTTCGCAAGGAATCCCGCATATAACGGTTAGCGTTCATCGGCGTGTTCCTCCGCTTTCTGATCGTCCAATTCAAGAACGGTCATAATGGCGTAATTGGCAAGGTCAATCAGGGTATCACGGATAGATTCATCCTTTACTTCCTGAACCCCGGATTTGGTCAGGCTCTTGAACCGGGCCATCTTATCCCCAAGCCTGATCCGGGGCATTGCCATTCCTTCTTCCGTGAAGGTCTGGTGAAAGCTGTCACCATAGTCATGATTTTTCATGGCGTACAAGGCATTGATTTCCTTGCAAATATCGGAATGGCGTTCCGTTTTGGTTTTAGGTAACATTGAAATCATCCTTTCTTTCAGTTGAACCATTTGATCACCGGATCACCTTTGAAGCCCTTTTCCCACACATACCACGCATAGGCAATGGCGCTTTCCGGTTTCCCGGTCATATCACCGTTTTTATAACAGGCCAGCCGGGAACGGCTGATATAAACCTTTCGGGGGGGGGGGTATGTCTGAAGAACTCACCCCGTTTTTGCCCCTCCAAAAACTGAACCTTCAGGAACATAGCCACTTTCCCACCGGGGCGGACGCTTTCAAGCGCCCTTTGAACAAATTCAAGCCCCATTGAATATGGCGGGTTTGTGATTATATCGCCTTCAAAATCGTCCAGCGTTTCCTTCAGGAAATCCAACGGTTCAGGATCACCGAAGCCCCGGTAAATCAGATCAGTTGAAATGACTTCATAATCGTGGGCCTGAAGCACCTTGGAAATATGGCCTTCCCCACAGGCCGGTTCCCAAATGACCGGGGAAAACTGTTCCAGTTCCAGAAGCATTTCCACGGCCCTTGGATCGGTGGCGTAGTAATCAAATGCTTCTCGTTCTTCAGGAACATGGTTGGAACTGCCCAAAGTGGTGAACACCTTCTTGGAACCACTCATTCTGTGTCACCGCCTTTCACAAACACACGGGTTTTCCGGTTTCTGATCCACTTGGGAACCGTTGTGAAGCCACAGCGTTTTGTGATCTGCCGGGAAAACTCAATCTTGGAAAGGGCTTGGAAGTTGTTTGCAATGCAATATTCCTTATACCGGCGATACACGGAATCGGTGGCTTCATTTTCAATCCCGTCAAGGCCAACTTCATTGATGAACCCAATAATGGGGTTGTTGTTTTCCTCATATTCGTCCAACTGCCCCTGAACTCTGCTGGAAGTGGTGAACTGTGCGTTCCCAAGAACCCGCTTCAACCCCTGAAGGCCAAGCAAGGCCAGATATTCCATTGAACCCTGTTCACACAGTTCATCCTTGATGAATGGGCGGAAGTCTGCATCATTGGGGGTGAACTTAGCATCGAAGGGAACGATCACCAAACGCCGCTGAACGGCTCCGGTTTTGTCCTTGATACGGGGAATATTGTTGGCGCTGAACAGGAACTTGGAATAATTGTTGAACTCAAATGGATCTTGGCCTTTGCGCTCCACATTCACCCGATCACCCGTGACCAGCTTCTTGAACACGGAAGCATTGGCAATAAATTCATCACCAATATCATCACCGATGTTTGCCAGCTTGCCGAACAGTTCAGCGGTTTTGAACCTATCACCCAATTCCTTCAGGTCAAGGGAAGCAATGTTCTGATCTCCAAGAAGGTTCTTCACCACATGAAGGAAGGTGGATTTGCCGTTGCTCTTATCGCCAATCAGGATGAAGGCTTTGCCAAGTTCGTTGCGGCGGTACATACAATAGCCCACCATTTCTTCCAGCAAGGCCCGAACTTCAGGATCATCACAGGCCAGCCGGTTCAGGGTATGATCCAACAGATCATCATGGGCGGCGGGGTTGTACGGCCACGGGATTTTGTTTGTAATGACCACATCCGGGGTGAACTCTTTGAAGGAACCATCCCGGATATTGTAAAGGCCGTTGCTGAAAGCAATGATATTCGGGTTGGTGGCTTTGGTGTTTTCCTCAATCATGATTTCCAGATAGGACAGGACTTCCGAACGCCACGCCCGTTTCAGGTTGCTGATCAGCTTGATCATGGCCCCTTCAATTTCACCGGCCCCGGAAACATAGATACCATCCTTGTAAATGTGAAGCTGGTTATTGATCTTCACAATATGGTTGTTGTTCTTCAGGTAGGTGGCGAACTTATCAAACAGGAAGGTTTTATCCCGGAAGAAGGATGTTTTCTTGAAGGCATCATCCCGAAGGATCACATCAAGTTCCTTGTCGGACAGGGGCTTCTTCAGCACATAACGGTTAATCAGCCTGATACATTCACGGGCTTCTTCCTTGGTGAAATCGTCACTCTGAAGGGTCAGAATGTAGTTGAACAGGGTTTGGTTCCGCCCATCACCTTCCCCAAGGTTCGGGAAATCATAGTTGCTTTTCACTGGGGTCAGCCACTTGGGAAGTTCCTGAATCTCCCCTTCAGGGAAGTCATACAGAATGGGCCGTTCCACGCCACCGGACTTCAAGATTTCATAGCTGTTATTGGCTCCAACCTTTCCATCCGTGGTGATTCCCACGGCCAAGGTGCATTTCGTCCAGCTTTTTTTAACACCACAGTTCTTGAACAAGAAGTGTTTTCCCCGTGTGGTGGCGTACACTCTGCACTTCAGTTCTAAATCCTGAACAATTCTGAACAAAAGTTCAGATGTTTCCGCATCATCCACATCAATCAGGATGGTTTCTTCCCCAAGAATACCGGCGTATTCATCAAGGTCTTGGACTTCAGAACGGGTTTTCAGTTTTTCAACGCCTTTGAACTTTTCAAGGCATTGTTTGTTTCTGGTAGGCACATAGCCCCTAAACAGTTCCATGCTTCAACGCTCCCCCCCCCCGAAAGGTTTTATTGTTCATCGTTCCACCCCGAAATCTTTCAACCGATCCCAAGCAACATCAATGTAATATTGCTTGTCCAGTTCATCCGGGATAGGAAGGTTGGTCACATCATCATTGATGAAGAAACAATGATCCGGGGTGTTGCCGAACTTTTCAGGGTTCTTTTCCCGGCCCTTGACGATTTTCCCGGAAACTTTGAAGATTCCGCCCTTGCTCTGATCCTTGGAAGCGAACACCCGGAAGGTTTTATCCGTCTGAACCTCACCACCACTAAAGCGGGTGATTTTCTTAGAACGGCCTTTTTCATCCCTGATCTTGGCTTCCGTAATCACCGGGGAATAAAGGGCATATTTGTACTTGCTGGACACCTTCACAACCTTCTGAAAATCTCGAAGATTGGAACATTCCATAATGGTTGTTTCCGGGCTGATCCCCTGAAGGAAATAGTTCACAATGGCCCGGTTGACAATGGGAAGGTCATAATCCAGATCAGACAGCTTTTTGACATAGGCACCCTTGCACTTCCAGCGGGGTTTCCCTTTTTCGTCACGAAGCGGCCCGGAAGGAACAATGATGTAATTGTTCACATCCTTCTGATACACCTTTTGAAATTCATCAAATTCAAGGCGCATCCCGGTTCTTTGCTCCCACTCCCAACACAGATCGTCCAGCATTTCAAAATCTTCATATCGGCGAAGTTTGACCAAAATACCATCCGTGTTGCTCTGGATGATTTCACAATGATCTTCCAGCCGTTCAATCAAATCCAGAAGAAGAAGCTGACCGCCCACACAAACATTGTTGGCTTGCCGGGGGTCATACATGGCATTGTGCTTATCCTTCATAGCTCCATAGGTGCTGTTCAGAACAATCTTGTAAGGCTGTTGCATGGGGTTCTTCTCCGCCTTCAGCTTCAGGCGGGTGTGGTAGATTTCCGCATACTTGGAAGGATCGTGAACATTGCGGGAAAGCCACTTATAAACCAGCATCAAAGACGGGTAATAGGAAGCCACATCCACATTGACAAACCAACCTTCCCCGTGATATTTGGGAATGGCCCCGTGAAGGCCACCCCAAGCGAACACATGGGGAACCCCGGCCACATCCAGTTCAAGGGTTTTGGAATAATCACGGTTCAAGGGGTTCTTGTACCAATTCAAAACTTCCGTGTATTTTTCGATCCGCAAGCTGGGCGGGAACTCAATTTCAAATTCATCATTGTGTTCCCGTTGAACGGCCCCAAGGATTTTGGCGGAAAGCTGTGCTTTGGTGCGGCCAATGTCAGAAATGGGAAGGTGGAACGCCTTCACAAGTGACATTTGGGCATCAAATTCATCTTCCTTCCGCCGTAACCACACTTCCACCGTCTGTTCCACATCATGGCGGCAATATTTGACCGTTTCGGCCAACTCTGCTTCAGTCAAAGGCCGGTCAATGTCGAAGGGAACAGAAGTTTCTTTAATGGAATGGCCCATGAACGCTTCCAGCGCCTTTAGGCTGATTGGCGGGTTCGGCATCACATCATAATTGATCAGCGGGTATTCCCTGAACAGGCTTGAATATCTGTAACCGGGTTTATCCTCTGCAATGATCCAATCATTCACAGGCTTTGGATCAAACCCACACAGAATGGCCTTCAGGATGTACTGATCATAGTTCCGGGAATTGTAACCGGCCCAAATCACACCCTTGTGTTCCTCATAGAAGCGTTTCAGCTTGTCGGGATCGTTGATAATCACGGTTTCTTTTCGGGCGTTCAGGTCGATCAGGACAACCAGCCAGTCATACCGGAAAACCTCAAAATCATAGAAGATCATCAACTCACATCCTTTTAGCTTTTGTGAAATCGGTCAGCGTTTCCGCCTTATCAGCCCCGCCACGGGAAGGCTTTCACTTGGGGCCATTCCGGGGCTTTCGCCCCGGCTTGAAAGTGAACTTTCAAAAATGGTTCGTGTCCTAAAAGACACTTCCATTGTAAAAAATTTTGGGTCAGTTTTCAACCTCGAAAACTTCTTCAACGGTGATGGAATTGAAGCGGGAATCATCGTAGTCCACCGCATATTCCAAGTTTCCATCAATGGCTTCCGCCACATCAAGAACAAGCTGGGAAAACTGCTTATAGCTGGTGAAGCTGACAGGAACACCGGAATCCAGCTTTTCAAGGAAGCCCATAGCGGAAGCGATCATGTTCTTGTCATTCTTGGTGCCGTAAAGGACACGGTTCATAAAAAGGCGCTGGTTCTTGAACTCACCGGACAGGATTTTGAAGGACACGGCCAGCATGGGGCGGTTGGGATCGGCCTTGGTGCCTTTGATTTCCATGCTTTCCAGCTTCACTTCATACTTGCCAGCGGGGATGGTGGGGAAATCACCGCCGCCGTTCTTCTTGGCATCCTCCACATCAGCCTGAAGGCCCTTCAGATCAACAGAACGATCAATCTTGTCAAAATCAATAGCCATAGTTTTTTACCTCCAAAAATGTTGTTATGTTCAAATGGTTTTGAGAATATCAGCCAACCCATGAAACAGGCCGTTCACAAGTTCAGCGGTTTCCTTGGCCCGGTTCATAGCGTCAACTTCTTCTTTCGTAGGGGCAAATTCCTTATCAGGGGCAAACAGATCATCAGTCAGAACCCCATCCAACAGATGATCAAGGGCCGCATCCGCCATCACATCACAAAAATCTTCATGATGTTCAGCGTAATTCCGAATGGCGATCTTGGCGGCGGAACGATGAAGTTCGATCAGGGCTTCACCATCAACACCGGGCGGGGGGGGGATCAGGTTGGCGCACACCTGAATCTTGCGGAACAGGCCACGCTTGTTCATTTCCTCTTTGAAATGGTTCAGGGCATCGTTTTTCATTTTGGGTTCCTCCTTATATTTGGTTGGAAATTATCTTTCCAATTTCCCTGACTGCATGGGCGATCTTCTCACGGTTTATCCGTTTTTCTTGAAGAACACCCGTGATAACTGCGGCTTCCGTCTGAATGTCCTGAAAGGCTCTGTGATTGCTTTCAAGGTCAGCTTCATAGGAAGCAAGGTCTGTGTTCTCACCGGCCTTGGCCGATCTGACTTCTTCATCAGCCTTTTCAGCGTATTCCCGGAAATACTTGGCCGCTTCATAGCCCATGTGCTTTTCAACCAGATATTCAAAATCACGGGCCTTGAAAATGGTTTCAGGCTTCCCGGCAATCATCAGCACATCAGCCATTATTCTTCACGCTTCTTCCGGGTACGGCGGGGCGGGTTAGCATCCGTCTTGGGTGCGGGTTCCTCTGCCTGTGCCTTGGGGCGATCCCACAGGGGGCAACCATCGGGGCCGCCTTCCTTGTGGCAACGGTGGCCAGCGTCAATGGACGGACAAAGGGGGATTTCCGGGTTCTGATCGTGCTGTCTGAAAATGCGTTCACCGTCCGGGCATTTGGGAAGATCGTTCCAAGGCGGGGTGTCACCGGTGGCCGGTTCAGCAACAGGAACAGAATCATCCTTTTCACCGCCGCCCGGTGTCCAAGTTCCATCAGGATCACCACAAGCCGCCTTTGCCGCATCTTCAGCCGGATCATAGTTATCAGCCGGGGGCGGGGTTGCAGTCTTGGCCTTTCTGCCCCTTCTGCTGGGCGCTGTGGTGGGCGTGTCGGTGGTTTCAGGTGCGGGGGTAGCCGGGGTATTGCCGCCACGCTTCACGGCTCCTGCGGCCTTCTGGTTGGCTTCCTCGTAGACTTCACAGAAAGCATCATAGGTCAGCGGGATTTCCTTATCACGGACAGTCAAACGGCCACCGCCGAAGATCACTTCAGAAGTCTTGAAAGACAGCACCCGTTCATCATCGTCCGCCACGATACGGGCCACCAGATCAACCATACCGGCCACCTTGTTTGCCACCTTATCCTGAAGGTTCGGCTTGATGGAACTGATCTTATCGCCGCCCTTGCGGGTCAGGTCACGGCTTCTGTCCTCATGGCTGATCAGGATGATGTTTTCATAGTCCAGATTCACAAGCCGCTTCAGGGTGTTCAGGAACTCGCTTCTGACCATATCCCACGCACGGAAGGAATCATCAGATTCATGCTTCCAGCCCTGACGGTCACAGATGTAAACCCGGCACGATTCATAAACATCTTCCAGAAGGTCAACCACGATGGTTCGGAAATCGTTCTGTTTCTTTTCCAGTTCGGTAACGGCATCCATGAACATTTCATAGGCCAAACGGCGCTTGGTGATACGACCTTCCACCGTAACGGTGTCACGAATGGCGATATAGGGGGCATCCACAAACTTGATGTTGCCATCCGTGTTCAACATCAGGGGATCGGGGAACTGATTGGCAAAGAAGGTTTTGCCGCTGAAGGGTGCGCCATAAAGCCACACAACCTTCTTCTTGGTGGCGTTCAGGTCACGGCGTTCATTCTTGGGAAGTAACATATAATCCCATCCTTTCTGACAATATTCTTCATACTCACACCATCCACAAAAATGGTTTGGGTTCTTGGGAAAGTCTGTGGCTTCAACCATGTGCTTCACATCGGTCAGGAAGTCCACAATCTTCATGGGGTTATACTGAACCGGCATCAGCGTTGGTTCAGCATCTTTCAAGGCCGCTTGCAAGCGGTCACGGAATTGGGAAAGGGTTTCGGTGCTTTTCTGCCTGATCTTAGGCTTGGGAACAATCAGGAAATACATATTCCTGATCCGGTGGCCGGGATGGGTCAGTTCATACCAATACTTGTATTCGTGAAGCTGACCGGAAACGGCGTAGTTCTTGGCGTTGTTGGAATACTTGAAATCGTACAGATCAAACGCTTCAAATTCATTCAAATCTTCACCAGTGATCAGGCCATCCAGCTTCAGGCCCTTCCCCACGGGAACCAGATAATCCATAAAGCCGATGAAATCAGCGTTCCCGATTGGAAGTTCAAAGGTTCCGCCCGGTGGCAACACGGCCTTTGCCTTGGGGATCATGGCTTCCAACTTCATCATTTCATGAATGTGATCATCCGTCAGAACCGGGAAGCTGTTCTTGTAGAAGTCAAGGGCTTGTTCAACCCCTTCTTCAATGCCGGTGTGAAGGGCGGTGCCAAGGATCAGGGCGTTGTCTGCGTCCGTGTTCGGGATCGTGTCTATCCCTTCCACATATCGCAAGCGGTATTTGTATGGGCATCTATCAAAGACTTCAACCCGGCTGTGGGAAACTCGCATTGTTTCACCCCTTTCACAATAGTCTTGAAGGCTTCAAAGCCTTCCGGGTAAAGGATGAACCCGAACCCCTGTGAACCGTTGATTTGGGCCAAATTACGCTTCTGAAGCACAGATGGGGTTCCATCGGTGGCCTTCAGCTCCACTTCAAGGGCAATGCCCTTCACGGTGATCCGCATATCGGGAAGGCCGCTTTTCACATACCGGCTTCCACCCCAGCGCTTTTCATAGAAGCCACAGGGCGGGGCGCTCATGCGGTCAACAGGTTCACCCAAGGGATATATCCCTTCAGATTCCAGCCACTTCTTCAGGCGGTTTTCAAAGTTCTTTTCACCGGCCACGCTTCACCCCTCCAACATCTGAATCAGGCTGTGAATACCTCTGACTTGTGAAAAGCCTTGAATGGTTCCCGTTCCAGCGTAGAATTGAAACAGTTTATCATCAGACTTCCGCCAACAATGGAAATGACCTGTTTGCTCATTTTTCAGTTGGTATTCAATGCCGTGGGCTTCAAACTGCCGAATGGCATAAGCGATCCGGTCAGGGTTCTTTGCAACCCGTTCTTGATGAACCTGTTTGGCATGATTCTTCAGGGCATCCCATACTTCATCCCTTGCCATCAGCTTCACCTTCTTCCTGTTTGGGAACATAGTCCTTTGCGGCTTTTCCCGGCTCACAATGCCAATGGCGGGAACAGCAATGGGGAATGGTGCCAATGACGGAACAATAACCGGGTTCATCGTGAACACAGGTGGCGCAAATATCAATCTGCTTTTCCATCGGCTTCACCACCTTCCGCCAAATAGTCACACCATGCAAGGAAGGCACGGCGCAACGGGTTAGTGTTGCCATCATCGGCCCATCCAGCAAAGCCAATCCACCCCATCCCGGTTGAAGCTGATACATTCACGCCGGGTGAAATAGTGGGCGTTCATGTAGATGTAACACTCGGTAATGTGGCCGTTGGTGGCCTTCTTCATGTCAACCCGTTTGCTCAAAGTCATGGTGACGGAAGTTTCACCAGCCTTATTGGATTTCTTCAATTCCTTCTGAAGCATCATGCAAAGGATCAAAATATCACCTTCATCAATGCTGTCATAGGTCAGGCCCTTGGCGCTGAAATACTCCCGAAGTTCATTATTGGTGCAAACAGGTTCAAAGCCCCGGCAACTCATGACTTATCCCCTTTCAGGGTGATCTTCACATAACCGGCCTTGGCGGTGGTCTTGGAACACTCGGAAGCAATGTCCGGGTATTTCTTCTTCAGCTTGGTGGAATCAATGCTGGTGGCATTGGTGGGCTTCACAAGGGTAAGGTTCAGAACATCGGATTCAAACTTATCCACGCCGAACTTCACCATTGCTTCATACAACTTAGCCTTCATTTCCTTTTCCTGTTCCTCAATGGCCTTCTTGTGGGCGGTCAGAGAAGCAATGGCGTTCAAGGTGGCAAGCTGGGTGTTCTTGAACTCCTGAAGGGCCGTTTCTTCATCGAAGGTGGCCGAACCACAGGCGTTCGGGTTTTCCTGACAGGAATCAGGACAAGTGTGGAAATCCGGGCATTTGTGGCAACACCCAGCAAATTTTCCACGGGGGCAAGCATTTTCACATTTGATCATTTTTCGGGTTCTCCTTTCAGATAAACATTCAACTGTTTCAGGCCGAAGGCGGAAGCGGCTTCATGGTTGTCAAAATAAATGTCGATCTGGTTTTCACCGTATTTGTCAATCACCCATTGGGCGGGGCGATCCTGAACGATGTATTCACCCAAGCCTTCCACTTCCACCACGGTTCCCAAGGGAAGCGGGGAAGCACAGGAAACACCGGCTTTCAGTTCCACACCAGCGGCACCATACACAATGCCGTTGGGCCGGTTCTTGGCCCATTCGCCGCAACACTTTTCACAGGAACAATAGGCGGTAATTCTGAAACTGCCCAGCAGCACCGGTTCAGGTTCGGCGGGTTCTTCCACCAGCGGAGTTTCCACCGGCTCCAAGGTCACATCCGGGGTCACGTCGGTAAGCTGATCCGGTTCAATGGGGGCATCTGGGGCCTTGCTGTTGACAGCAGAACAGCGCCCAAATATAAACCCCATTGCAAGGCCCATCAGAAGGGCCACAAGGAACATCCGCCTGAACCGCTGGTTAAGGGCTTTGCGGCGCTGTTGCCGCTTGCTCATACTTTCTGAATAGTTCATCGGTATAGTCCTTTCTCATTTCCAAAGTGGAAAGAATATCTTCTTCAACCGTTCCCGGACAGATCATCAGGTAATAGAAACATGGCCGTTCTTGCCCAAGGCGGTGAATACGCTTTTGGGATTGCTCCCACAATTCCGAACCTTGGGGAAGGCTGAAGTAAATGATTTTGTTGGCAAGCTGGAAATTGCCGCCCATTGCACCGGCTTGATACTGAATGAAGGTAATGCTATTGTGCTGGTAGCGGTAAGCATCCAAGTTCTTTTCTTCACCGGAAAGAACAGACACAGGCCGGTTCAGGCCCTTGGCAATCCCCTTCAGGCGTTCCATTTCTTCCGTGAAGTTATAGAACACAATCAAGCGATCTTCCGTGCTGTTCACCAAATCCCGGAAGGCTTCATAACGGGCCGGGTTATATAGGCCGCAAAGCTGACGGGCGTAAAGGCGGCGGGTCAAACTGGTATCACCGATCAATTCCCGTTCACAATGGGCATTGGAACCGTAGAAATCCGCATCCAGTTCAAATTCACCAAGGTTGGCGCTGTCAATCGCAATATAGCGATCATTCCAGAACTTCCAATAAAGGGGTGAAGGGCGGGTTTTGACCTTGATCCAGTTCCGTTTTGGAAGGCTGATCCCGGCCTGTTCGGTAGTCATGAAAACGGCCCCATGTTCGGCCAGCTTCATCTTCAGCCGGTCAACATTCTTATAGCCGGTAATCTGTTGCCGCCAAAATCCATCGGTTTCAACCCATTCCGTTTGAATGTACTGCTTCCAGAACAGTTCTTTTGAAATCTTCCACCCCAACAGTTGGCATTGGCTCCACAGGTTTTCATACTTGCCGCCCGTGGGGGTGCCTGACAGAAGGATCACATTATCCGGTTTCAGCCCAAGAATGAACTTTGACCGTTTGGCGTTCTCGTTCTGGATCAGGGAACTTTCATCCAACATCAGCGTGAAGCCGGTCAGGGTTTTCAGCACATTCCGCCTGAAGGTCAGTTCGTAGTTGATCACGCCAATCATCAGGGTTGGAACTTCATGCTGAACCTGTTCAAAGAACCATTTGAAGGTTTTGGGGTTGGTCAGGTCGAACACACAATTCCGGGTGTAGTGGTCTTGAAAATGTTCAATCCAGTCTTGAACTTTTGAACATTGGCACACCACCAGATTGATCCGCTTGTTCAGCTTCATCATTTTTTCGGAACCAACAAAGGTTTTCCCAAGGCCCATATCAAGGTAATAGGCCACCCGGTTCTTCCCCTCGGTTTCATCAAGGGCCTGTTGCTGGTGCTGAAACAGCGTGATCATAGGGTTTCAGGCCCTTCAATCATGGAAAGGTAATTTTCCACATTCACACCACGGGAAAGAAGTTCGGCCTTCATAGCCATTCCCAAGGGGCTGTTCAAGGCGTAATCACTCACCTGTTCCGGGGAAAGGGAAGTGATGTTGAACAAGGACTGTTTCACCAACTCGGAATGACCGCCACCGAAGGGATCAAAAGGGCAACAGTCAGGGGTGGCTTCAATGTCACGAACCACCATAGCTATCACCACGCCGGGGCGGTTCTTCAGCATCTTCACCGTGTTCAACAGGTGATCGGTTCCCATTTCTGCGGGGCGGAAAGCCTGTCCACCGGCTCCGATCCACAAGGTTCCATCAAATCTGGTTTTCATGTTCATCATCCTTTCTTTCCGGTCAGGCGAACAATGTAAATGCAGTTGTCCACCCGGTATGCGTCATACCCTTTCGAGTTCTTCTCGTTGTACTTGCGCCGGTGGCTGGAAATGGTGGAAAGTTTGGTTCTTGCGGCCTTGGCGCTTTCATACTGGAAACACATATTCTTTGCGTTTCCGCTGGTCAGGAAATCTTCAATGGCCTTGACTTCCTCGCTTTTGCTCCCACCATGAAACTGGTTCTTGGGTGGTGCCTGAACATTGTATTTGATTTCCAAAAAATCACCTTCTTCATAAAATTTCAGTTCCGGGGGCCGGGATCGTGTCTATGTAACACAGATCATCCGTTCCGGGGATCACATCATACAGGCTAACGGTTTGGGGTTCTTTGGCCCGTTTTTCCCGCTCATGCCCTATGGCTGACCGCATAGCTTGACAGGCCACGGTGACAAATTTCACCTTTTGCAGATCAGGAAGGGCAAACCAGCGTTTCACAGCCAGCAAATAGCGGAAAATCACAACATCAAACCATTCCGATCTGTTAAGGCCCTGCTTGTCTAAATACCACCAAACAATATTGATGTTGTCCGTGGCAAATTGGGCTTCTTTCGGGGTAAGGGGGCGTTCATAAAAGGATTTTGGCAACCGTAAGCCGCCGCCCACCTCGTTTCTTTCCGGTTTCACACATCCCCCCCCCCAATCTGTCAGGCAGTCAGGCCGAAGAAAGAATTGAACTGATCAGCACCCACATAATCACGGAACTTGGTGGGGTTGATGTAGTAATTCCAGCAAGCGCCGGTTCCGGGAACAGCGTTCCCGAAGGGAAGAAGGCCACGCTGAAGGCCGATTCTGACGAACTGATCAGATTTTCCCATGCACCGGGCGGCTTCCTTCACGCTGATCTTCTTGATGGGCGGTTCAGCAACCGGGGCGGCTCCATAGCCCATCAGGTAATCAAAGGAAACGCCGGTGGCATCGGCAAGGGCCTTGATGCGGTCAGGGCCGGGGGTGTTCTTCCCGGAAAGATATTGGCTGATAGCGGCCTTGGAAGCCCCGGCCTGTTCAGACAGGGCGGATTGGCTCATGTTGGCCTGTTCCATAGCGTTCTTCAAACGCTCTGCAAAGGTGGTCATTGTGCGTACTCCTTTCATTTTTTAAGATTTCCGTGTGTAAACACGGCGGACAGTAAGAAATAACATCCCGGCCAATGTCGGACAGCTTTTCGGGATAGGTCAGGGGGAACATTTTCCCGCACTTCTTACACCGAACTTGGCGGGTGATCATCATTGGCTTACCACCTTGAAATGACCGGGTTCCTTCATCGGTTCCACATCCACGCTGGAAACCAAGGCCCACCAATCGGCTTCCGGGTAAAGGTTTCGGTCACTTCTCAAAATCGTTCGATCTCCGAAGTGAACCGCCTTCCAATCCTTGGCATCAATCAACTTCATTGGTTATCACTCCTGTTCTTCAAAGGCCACTTCACATTCCCCACAGAGAACATGAACTTCCTTGGTGGCCCGGATGATGGTTCCGCAACAGGGGCAAACATACTTACGGGAACTTGATCCCCCCCCTTCCGGGAACCCTTCAGCGGATTGGTACGGGGCCGAACCAGACAGAACCCGGACTTGCCAAGGGATTTCACAAAGGCTTCAGCTTGCGGGTTCAGGGTGGTTTTGTGCCATCCGTACTTTTCGCCTTTCTCCACGGTCAGCCCGTGGGCTTCAGCGGTTTCCTTGAACTTCCGGTTGTGGTAGGAACCAGAACGGGAAGTGTCTTGAACATTGTCCTGAAGGTTCTGAAGGTGAACCATTTCGTGAAGCAAGGTTCCACAGGTTTCTTCAAAGGGGCGGTTCAGGTATTCGGCACACAGGTTGATTTCGTAATAGCCGCCTTCCTTGGTGCCGTCTTGCCACGCCTTCCAACCGGTACACCACCCATAGGCCCCACGGGTATGATCCGGGGAAACGGTGATCACAGGCTTTTCCAGCTTCCCTTCAAAGAAGGCTTTGTTGAACTTTGAAAACAAGGTTTCAAGTTCATCAATGACCGGTTTCAAACTGACTTCATTCATGATTCTTACTCCTTGCGGTGTCCTTTAGGACACTTTCGCATCAAAAAAAATTCCCACCGGGGTTTCAAGGTTCAGAAAATCCACGATCTTCTGAATCTCGCCTTGGGTGAACTCCGAACCCCCATTACACTTTCGGTAAAAGGCGGATCGGGAAATCCCAAGGACTTCACACAGCTTGGCACGGGTGACACCCCGAACAGACATTTCATATTCCAAGCGGGCCTTGTTCATTCGCTCACATCCTTTCTTCAAAAATAGAACAGCCAAAGCCCCAACAAGCAATTTCCGGGCGGTCATGTCTTTTACATGGGGATTGATACCCAATACCCGAACCCATAAACCGGGGGCGCTCATATTGTCGCTGTTGCCCTGCCATCATCAGCACCGGTGGGGCGGTTCCGGTGGACGGGCCATCAGGCCCGTTTCGGCTTAAAGATCATGAACATATTCATAAACGGAAGTGTTTTCTGATTCCAGAATGTACCGATACGCTTCATCAATATCTTTACAATCAACCGGTTCGGTACTGCTATTGTGAATGTCATGCACCGGCCACAGATCGGAATGGGGGTTTTCATAGGCTTCCTTTTCAATTTCCGGGGTTGCCGGGTAAACACGAAAGCGGCGAATGGTCTGTTCATCATAAAAGCGATCCGGTTCCTTAAAACCATCCAGCAGATTGTAAAAATACTTCATATCTCATATACCCCTTTCGGTGTCTTATTCGCTTTTGTCGTGTCTTTTAGGACACCATCATAGTATCACACCCATTGGCGCTTGTCAACCCCATTTGTGGATTAAAAGAAACTTTTTTTTGTTTTTTCGCTTTAGGGGTTGCAAAAAAGACACATTGCGGTTATACTGTTGTTACTAACCGTGAAAGGGGTGTTGATGTGGCTGATTTGACTATGGGCCAAAAAATCAAGGCTTTGCGTGAAGAAAATAATCTTACTCTTGAACAGGTGGGCAACGCCGTTGGCGTTGGTAAAAGCACCGTTCGGAAATGGGAAAACGGTATCATTGCCAATATGCGCCGTGATAAAATAGCAGACTTGGCAAAAGTTCTTCACACTACACCGGCCTATTTAATGGGCTGGAAAGAAGAAGTTGAATTGGATAACCTATTTAGAATTGAGAAGCGAAAGTTCCCATTACTTGGGAACATTGCTTGTGGAACCCCCATCTTTGCCAACGAAGAAAAGGAACTGTATGTGGAAGCTGGTGCAAACATTCATGCTGATTTCTGCTTGAAGGCCAAGGGTGATTCCATGATCGGGGCCAGAATCTATGACGGGGATATTGTGTTCATCAGAAAACAGGAAATGGTGGATGATGGTGAAATTGCCGCTGTCCTGATTGGTGATGAAGCCACCTTGAAGCGTGTTCAATATAATCCTGAAGAAAACGAACTGTTGTTGTTCGCTGAAAATCCAAAGTATAAAACCATGCGTTACACAGGTGAAGAACTGAACCATATCAGGATTCTTGGAAAAGCCGTAGCCTTCCAAAGTGATATTAGATAGAAGGTGATTCGGTGAAGAAGTTCTTGAAAGGCTTTGGGATCTTCTTTTTCAGTTTTGGGTTTATCGTCTACACAATCATGTTTTTTACGGAAGCGCCAGAACTCCGCCCCGTGTTCATCATGATGGATGTCATTATGGGGTTCTTCCTGTTCCTGCTTTTGCGAAAAAGAAAGCCAAAACAGAAAGCCCCACCCAAAACAGAAAACACCGTTCAGGTTCATTCCAATCTGAACCCCGAACGGGCTATTAAATCCATGCCGGGGGCCTACACCGTAGCAGAAGCCAAAAACCATGTGCGGATTGTTCAAGATTGCTTGAACATCTTTGAAAAGACAAAGAACCTTGAAACATTCTTTTCCCGCTATGAATATGGTATGCAAATAGCCCTGACGGTGGATCAAGCGGCCAAGGCCGGGATTATCCCTTACACATCTGATCTTCCGGCTTCTTTCTTCAAGGCGGCTGATAGTCAGAAAGAACGGGTTTTGTTGGATTCCTATTCCGATCAGAAAGCTAAGATTGATGAATTGAAAACCGCAAAGGCCAAAGCCACCCATTGGAACCGGTATCTGAACACCCTGAAAGAATACGAAGATCAATATTCCATGAACCCTGATTCTGAATATCCTGAAGTTCTGGAACAGGTCAAAGGTGAACTTGCCAAACTTGATCTGTCCACATCCGTTCCGCCGTCCAATCCCTGAAAACACAGGAAAATCAAGGCTTTGGAACAGGTGGAACAGATAAAGCGCCGGTTCTCTATATACTCTTTTTCTTTTATATTTTTTTATCTACTCTCTGAAGTAATATAATATCTGTTCCAAGTGTTCCATTCTCTCAAAGTCACACCCCGCAAGGATTTTAAGCGGAACGGATATGGAACAAATGCAAAAAAAATGACCGCCCCCGGTCTTGCACACTGGAAGCGGTCAGGCGAAACAAACCCTTTTGAAGTTAATGTTTCAAACGCCTTTGAACATTATATCACATGGGGTTTAGCTTTGCCATACCCAATTTTGAAAGTTCAGGTGATATAATGCGAAATCCAAACGGGTATGGAACGGTTGCAAAGCTATCAGGCCAACGCCGCCGCCCATACATTGTGAAGAAAACCATAGGTTGGAATGACAAAGGCCATCCCATTTATGACATTATCGGCTATGCTGAAACCCGTGAAGCCGGGAATATCATGCTTGCTGAATACAACCGTGATCCTTGGGATGTTGACCGGGCCAAAATCACCCTTCAACAGCTTTTTGACCTCTGGAAAGAAAAGAAGGCCCCGAAGCTGGGGGAATCCAACCGTTCTTCCCTCTGTTCAGCGTTCAAGCATTGTTCAGCGTATGTGAACAAGCCTTATAAGCAACTGCGATCCTACCAAATGCAAGAAACCATTGATGGTTGTGGGAAAGGGTACAGCACCCAAGCGGCCATCAAGAACCTGTGGGGCCACCTTGACCGGTTCGCCCTTGAAATGGATATAATAAACCGGTGCTTCTCCGAACTTCTGACTTCTGATCCAATACCGCCCACCAGCCGCCTTCCGTTCACCAATGATGAAATCAAAACGGTGTGGGAACATCAGTCTGATCCTTGGGTTGATACTGTTTTGATCTTGCTATATTCCGGGTGGCGTATCTCTGAATTTTTGAACCTGAAACCTGAAGATATAGACTTGAAGGAAGGCACGATGAAGGGCGGTACCAAAACGAAAGCCGGTAAGAACCGCATTGTTCCCATCCATCCAAAGATCAGGCCATTGATTGAACGGCGGCTTGCCGAAGGTGGCCCCCGGCTGATCAGCTACAACGGGAAAGTTTGCAACCAAACCCAATACCGGATATTTTGGGCGGATATTATGAAGGCCCTGAAGCTGAACCATACCCCGCACGAATGCCGCCACACCTTTGAAACCAAATTGGATAGCGCCGGGGCCAACCGGAAATGTATTGATTTGCTCATGGGCCATGTGTCCAAGGACACGGGAAACCGGGTCTATAATCACAAAACTTTGGACGAACTGAAGGCCACCGTGGAACTGATCCCATAGGGTTCAAACCTGTGAACATTTTAGGCCGCTGAACGCTGAACTATATACACATTAGTAACAAGAAAACCCCGAACCCCTGAAAAATCAAGGGTTCGGGGTTCGTCTGTTTTTATTGTACCACATCCTGTGCCCTCTGCATAGGCATAATTCGCAGCCGGATGGGCCATACTGCCCGCAGGGCATTATCAGAAGGAGGTTTTTCT